CCTACTGCTCTGTACCATACATTCGGTGCATAGGTGTATAGCCCGCAAAGGTTGTTAACAAGGTAGTCAATCTTTTTCTGCATTGTTGGGCTGTCAAGTCTAGCAAGGAGCTTTTGGTATCCTTTTTGTACTTCTGGAGCTTGTCCTTTTACCTCACTTGGCAGTACATCATGAGCATAAACTTTTAAGAAGTCATGCATTCCTAAGAAGAAATGATAAGGGTCAGCACTACTCTTAGACAAGATAGCATAAGCCTTTTTGGCACTGCCAATATCAGACTCAAACCACTCTTGCATGCTGTCATAGCCGAAGTATTTCATATCGTTTAGAGCTGCATTGTGGTCTTTATAGAATAGCCTTTCTGGAATATCTCTCATAAACTTAGCAGAAGGGTCTTGAAGATACTTAGAATATGGAGTCGACCCGTGTGACAAATTATCAACGAACTCGTTAAGACTTCTGCATATCTTTTCTAACCCTGCTTTTACCTTTTCAGGGTCAGATTTATATAGTCTGCTAAAGGTCTTTGCATCTGATAGCGAGTCACGAATAGCGTTTAGAGTTATCTTTCCTTTCTTTCTGCCACTAGTGAAGTGGGCATCAAGGTCTAAATTCTCTAGCCAGTGAAATGCTAGATTTGATTTAGCTCGACATTCATTATTATCATAAGCTGGAAGTAATAGCTCTATGTTCTTTCTTATCTCAGGTGGAATGTCTTTTGACTGCATTACTGCTTGTACACCCTTGTTGAATTCTGTTTCTAAAGAATTGCCAGTAAAGTAATAAGGTGCATTTTTTAACTTGCTTCCTTTGAACCTTGTGCCAATCACTTCTTTTGTAGAGCCGACAGTTTGCAACCTTGACTGCATGCTACTGCGAGCGTCTATAAACGTTTGTGCCACCTTCTGAGCGTCTTGACTAATACCTTTTCTTAGTGTAGCACGAGCATTAGGGTCTTCAATCTTAGCACATTCCATTTCTACAGAGATGGCTTCTTTTATTTTTTCAAAGTTGTCTTTGTCCTCAGCCCAGCTAAGAAGTGACCTCTTGTTACCTTCGACACCACTGTTTACGCTCGTCTGTTTCATGAGCGTGTGTTTAAAGTTTCTCCACTCATCTGCTATGGTAGATAGAGCTTCGATACTTAAGCCAGAGTTCTTTGTGTTTAAGTATGTTGTGGATATTTGCCCAAGAAGTTTTTCAGCTATTTGCCCAGGGTTAGCTATGCAATCGTCAAACATTGTCACGAAGTTGTGGAATGCTTGGAGTTGCATGTTCTGCTCTGTCATAACTTCTCTGCCTATCTCACCCATTAGTGGTTGCAAGATATCAGCTATTTGCTTAGAAGGGTCTATGCCTTGAGCAGCGACAACTTCTACTCCTTCCTCTGCAGCCTTTTCAGCACCCTCTGCCATTGGTGTAATAGGAAGGTCAAAAGGTAATGGAGCTTCTTTGGTAAGCCCAGGTGCTAAGTCGTCTACGAATGTATCTACAAGACCATCAATAGCTTCACGAAGAGAGTCCTTTACACCACCAAGAGACACTGGGAGCTTTGTACCAGAGGTATCTTCTATAGCTTTTACAATGATACCATTGATATCTGACTTCATACCACGAATAGCCTCTCGTATGGTAGCAGCTGTAGCACCCTCTACCATTGCATCTTGTACAGCAGGGTGAAGCAAGACACCTTGGTGAACAGCAGAACCTATCTTTCTCCAGTCAGCCGTGAGTATCTTTTCACAACGGTCTATCTTATCTGTAACAGAGAATATAAAACCTTTGCTGACAATGTTAGCCTTACCAAATGCACTGGAAATAGAGTTCATGGTCTTGTTAAATTTATCCATTAGAACGTTGTCAAGTTGCAGCTCTGCCACCTTGGCTTTTGTTTCAGCAAGAGTATCCACGATAAAGTTCTTGTCTGACACAGTGTCCTTAAGCTTCTCTGTAGCTCCTTCAATCTGTTCGGTCGGAGTATACTCGAGAAGGTCTAGTGGGGTGTCATTGGCAATTGCGTCTTTGATAGCCTGTGTCTTAGCTTCTTCTTTTTCAAAAACTTCATCAAGATTTAAGGTTTCTTTCATATCTTTTACTGCTGCACTGAGGTCGTCAGCTGTCTTAGTCCAGACACTTTGATTGTATCCTTCACCCTTCAAGCCCTGTAGGTTGTATACTGGTGTGCCTTTGAAATCTTTTGTTTCTACGAACTCATTCACAAAACGTTCTGCTCTGTTGAAAAGCTCCTCATATTTAGCACGTGCAGTATCATCTACAAGACCATTCTTTAGCTCATTAGCGAACCCAGCAAGAAAATCCTTTTCTTCTTGGCTAAAGAATAAGTCTGCAGCCAACTCTCTAATCTTTTCAGGAAGACTCCCTTTTGGCTGATATGGGGAAGTAAAGTAACCCTTGAGCTCGTATGCTACACGTTGTGCCTTAATTGAGAACCGAGCACCTCTACCTTCCTCGGCTGCTGCTCTGTTCTTAGTACCCATATTTTGAGCAGTAGCAACTGTTCTACGAAGGTCTTGTGCTAACTCTATCATGTTGTCAATGTGTCTTTGTATATTGGCACGAGCCGCTTCTTTAAGCTCTGGGTTCTCGCTCATCAAGGCGACATACATATTAGTCAAAGCGTTCTTAGCATCATCTGGATGAGTAGCCCATACAGGAAGTTTTCCTAGCCTTCCATCTTCGCCTACAATAGACAATCCTCTAACCCAGCCTCTGCCTTTTTCACCAAGATGCTCTTGTAGCTTTAAGCCAGACTCTTTTAGGAAGTTCATAAACTTCCCTGGGTTTTGTAAATCTTCTGGAAGGTATTCGCTTATGTGCTTAAGCATGTAGCCTACACTGCTCATCCATTGACTTTTCACTGGGAGCTTATCCAAAATTCCGATGTTGGCAACGTCCTTATCCATTATGTGCGCTGCTATAGCAAGATATGTAGAAGCCTCTGTCTCAGTCATATTCACCTTATCAAGAGCAACTACATCATCAATTACTTCCTGTGACACTACGTTAGTACCATAAGCTATATCAAATACTTTTGTTATCTCACTGTTAAGATTTTTTCCTTCTAACTCAGCTTCTTCTACTAGCCCAGTATATCCTTTTTCAAGCCCAGCCTGTATCTGAGCAGAAGCCTTAGCATTAACCTTGTCTGTCACGTAGTCATATATTCTGCCTACACCTGTAGCAGCTCCTTTGTATGCCACTGCACTGCCTTTGGTAATTGCTTTTCCTGCTATTGGCATAGCACCTGCGAATGCTCCGACTTTTAGTATATCTACTAATTCATCTTTTACACTAGGCTCTTCACCAAAAGTACTCTTGTAATTATAGTCTGCCATAGCAAAAGGTATCTCATCAAGAGCCCCGAATACAGAGAACGGAACTACTGTAGAAGCAAGAGATGCTGCTGAGCCAGGAGCTATTCTGCCAAAACGATAAGCGTCGTAACCTACTTTACCCATGAAGCCACTATTACGAGCCATGGTAAGGTATCGGTCTGGACGAGTTTCTACTATCTTTTGGGCTGCTACTGATAGTTTCTGTCCTGTCTGTGCTAATGCGTTGGCACGCTTTTCAGCAAGAATTCCTAGCTGTGCTGCTCTGACACCTTTGGCTACTTGCGCCCCACGAGCGACAGCACTTATTCCTGCTAGGACACCATCAGCCCAAAGCTTTTGGTCTAAGACCCCTAGCCCTGCATAGGCTGCTGTTTCTAACGCACCGACACCACCTGAGATTGTTGCCCAGCCACAAAGAAGATTTTGCATTTTGGTATAGTCATAAGCTTCTAGCTGAGCTGCTTCTGCCATAAGCGATTTACGTTTTAATTCTTTATTTAACTTGATTTGAAACGCTGCCTCGGTCATAGGCTTGTCTAACTTCATTTCGACACCAGCAGCCTTTGACCTGTTCTGCATTTCCTTTATATCAACAACCCTACGCATTCTTGCTGTTTCTTCTGGGTCGTCTACACCCATTAGACCCGTGAACCTGTTTTCCATTTTGGCAAGGTTTATTCTGTCAGCAAGTTTTTGTTCATTACTGTCAAGGTGTGCAATGTCGTGGTAGGTGCTGTATTTACTTTTATATTCTGTGCCTGGAAGAGGAGCGTTTGAGATTAGGTCTGGGTTTGCTAGAGAAGCGTCTAAGTAAGCGTTAAACTCTTCCCCTCTCATTCTGGCAGAGATTAGCTCTCTATCACCTTCTTCATTTTGTCTGGCTGCCATAACAGCATTAGCTACTTGCTCTAGATAGTTACTTTGTGCAGAAGAAGCCTCATGAGGAAGCATAGCTTCTAGTTCTGCTTCTTTTTTTCTGCGACTCTCCTCTACTATTTCGTTCCACCTATCTACAGGTCTTTGCTCCATTATACACCTCTTATTCTTCTATATTCGCTGTCGTATTTTGCTACTAATTCGTTAATAGCTTCACGCTCTTTTGCATTACCAGATGGACGGAGAAACCAATTCTTTGTAAAGTTCTCTTTATCTGCTTTAATTTCTCTCCAAGATTTAGGAGCATCATCTGTATTGTTTCCTAACTTGCCACCTGCTAGAGCAAAGATTGCTTTACGCTCGCTGCCTAATATATCAACAGCTCTTTGGAATTCTTGGTTTAGTACACGAGCTTGCATGACAGGGTTGTGTAGTGCATTCGGATTAACACCGTAGCTAATATATTCTTGTGCTGTAAGATTAGCTAGACCAAAAGACCCTGTGTCTACGAGTATGCCACCCTTCTTGAAAGCAGCGTTGTATCTATCAGCAAAAGTATTAAGGGTAGCTTCTATTTTGTCACGGTCTACTTTTGGTAAAGCGTCTGTTTGCGTCTTTGCCACGTCGTCAGCTAGAGCAGGGGTAGCGTTTTTGTTTAGTACCCCAGCAGCGATAGCCGCCTTGTTAGATACGTGTACCTTGAAGCCATTGTAGTTTCCACCCTTACGGAAAAGTGGCTTTCCGTCAGCCCCCTTCATACTTCTGTATTTAGCAAAAGCTGCATACTCTGGCTTGTTTTCAAGAAGCTCTGGTCTATTTGTATTGATAAATTTAACCTCACCTTTATATGGACCTTGATTTAGCAATGATACTAAGTCGTTTACCCCTCTCGCATTTAGCATACCAGTATCTTTATCTAAAAATTTTATCTGATTATTAGCAAAAGAGAATGTTACAGGATACGTACCTTGCACACCTGCACGGTACTGAGGTGCTCGTCCTAGTATACTATTCACATAGTTCTTTGTTTCGCCGTAATTTGGTATGCCACCGAATTTCTTCACTGCACCAGAACCAGCGTTATACGCAGCGAGAGCATATTCCCAAGTACCGAATTCAGCAAATTTACCAGCAAGATACTTGAAGCCCGCATTTAAACTCTGGTCAGGGTCAAAAGCATTAGTGACCCCAAGTTCTTTCGCTGTTGCTGGCATGAGTTGTGTGAGTCCTTGAGCTCCTGCTTTAGACCTAGCATTAGGATTATAACCCGACTCTTGGTTAACAAGAGCGTGTGCTATCTCCGATGGAATACCATATCTCTTCGCATATTTATCAACCTTGCTCCTAATATCTGGTGAGCCTTTTACTGACGTAGCAAACCCCGTTGGCATGCCTTCATTATTTTCGCTCAACACAACACCAGGAACATCTGGAGCACTCATATTAAACCCTGCTCTACCAGCTAGGGCATACATATCAATATAGTCTGTGTTACCAATAGCTGCCATAGAAAGAGGAACCGATACGTCGGTCTGATTTATCTTACCAACATACGTGTTACTTTGTCTTAAGAAATCGCCAAAAGACCCTGCTGTTTCTTGTTCTAAGTCTTGCTCGTTCTCAACTTGATTTTCTATATCTGGGCTTCCTAGTTCAGGAAGAGTTCCCATATAACCAAAACTTTCTGCCATATCCTACTCTCCTTTTGACCGAGAATTAATATATTTTAGCTGATAGATGCCAGGAACAGGACTATACCAACCACCCATATCTTGTATACCTCCACCTGGTCCTAATGTTTTCTTTTTATTATGCTGAAGAACAGCAGTCTTGAATGTGTCTGGGTTGTTCAGCCTTTTGAGTGACACCAGTAAATTGTTTCTGTCCCTGTATCTTGGGTCGATACTTTTTCTCGCAACATTATATCCTGCTTGGGTATTGGCAATCGTGTTCAAGAGAAAAGCCTCAGCATTAGCTTCTGCGAGCACATTAGGGTCTACGTCTTTTAAAGAAGCGTCTCGATACATTACTCCTGCAAATCTGGAAGTAGTTGACCCTGCTATTCCTGGTTTTATGCCGACCCCATTTTGTTTTAGCCTAAAGACTCCTGCCTCATTATCAGAATAGAATGTAAGGTTTTGAACTGCTTTTCTGTCCAGCCCATAGGCTTTTGCCAAACTGTCGATATTACGAAGTGTAAGCTCCATATCTTTTTCCAACATTCTTGTTCCATCTGGTCCTTGGTATGGTTGCATTTGGCGAGAGTATTTAAACACTGCTCCTTCACATTTTGTTCTGCCCCAGTTAGGACGAACATACATACCTCCTACTAAGGACTTAAACATCTTTTTATAATCGTCAGGGTCACCATTGTTTGCTATTGTCACCATAGAACAGATATCCGATAAATTATTTAACTGGTCTTGCTCGATATCAGGAATGTGTAGTTCCTTATATACTTCTGCTCTAGCTCCTGCCATGATAGGTTTAGAGATACCTCGCTCCTCAGCCTTAGCTCCATACGTATCTTTTAATGCTTGGAGTGTTGTGCCTGCCAATCTATTGTTTATCTCAGAAACATATTTCTTTGCTTGTGAGTCTGCTCCATCTTGTGCTGTATTAAGAGCAAGAGCTGTCATAAGCATTGGGTCTCCTTTAGCTCCTGTAGCGAAATTTCCTAAATCTGTAGCACGTCCTTTCATAGTGAAAGCCTTGGCAATGCCCCTATACGCAGTTAACTTTTCTGTATCTGTATAAAATCCATTGTTTTCATTGCTAACAGCAGTTATCATTTCTGCCCCAAAGTCAAGAGCAGGAACACTTCCTCTGTAGTATTTTTTCTGCACATCAGCTACAGCCCCAATCTTTTGAGCCAGTTGGTCTACTGCACTGTTGTTCATACGTACCATGCCATTGCCTTCTCTGACTATTAATTGAGAAGCAGTGATGCCATCTATAACTTGTTTCTTAGCATTTTTATAATCAACACTAATTGAGGATAAAAATTTGTCTGGGCTTCCTTCGGTTACAGTCTTAGTTATTGTATCTATTCTACCTGCAAATTTTTCCCAATATGTCCTAGCAGTGATGCCCAAGTCACCAAAATACTCTCCTGCTTGCTTCTCTATCTTTGGTTGTAGGACTACACCATCTACTTCTAGTGTAAAATTTGTCCAATCTACATTTGCCCCATTGCGTAAAGCATTGTTTAGCTTCTCTTGCGCCCTAAGTAGCTGTGCACCTGTACCGTCTTTAGATACACTTGCTAACTTAGCCACACTTCTAGATGCATCTAGTTCACCTCTTACTTTAATAAGCTCTGCGTACGTTGCCTGCTTTTTAGCGAGGGATAAACTAGAATTAGCCAAGTCATCTATAACCTGATTGTTAACGCTGTCATATTGTGCATCTGAATAGGACATAGCTTTGGCACTAAACCCAGACTTATCATACTCTTCATCCAAGCCCAGGACTTCTTTGTATCTGCTCATGTACTGTTCAGATGGAGTAGACACAGAAGAGCCTTCACTCGCAGCTTGCCCTTTGCCCATGCTGACACCAGCTTCTAAGTAATCAATTACTTTTGGTGAAAGTGTAAGGGTTATTTTTCTAGGATTACCTTCGCTATCTGTTAATACTTTATTTGGGTCATCTTCTTCTGTAAGAAAGTATTCTCTTTCTTTGTATTTGTTTATCATGCCACGAAGCTGAGCTGTTAAGGTCTGTGGGTCTGCTTCTTTGCCACCAGTATTATATTGGTCTATGTAGTACATAGCCTCACGTAAAACAGCTTCACTATATTTTTCAGACATTGCCTGAGAGGCTACTCTTGGATTAAGTGTAGCGAGCATAGGTAGTACACGAGGAGATATTTTCTCCATCGCGTCCTCAGCAGTGATTGTGCCTTGTGCTATCTCTGAGTAGACAGAGTCGAAAGCATACTTAACGTTAAAAGCAACTTTACCTTGCTCTGTTTTAAAATCTTCTATTTGCGCTCTGTATAAGCCGTCACGCATTACAGACCGAATTTGATTACTCCAGTCACGTTGCAGTGCAGGAGTATCTTGAAACTCTTCTGGATTAAGATATCTTTGATTTACTTCATTGACAGCAGCCTCTTGAGTTAAGCTATCATCTATCTCTGCTCTTCTCAAGGCATCAGCCATATCGGAGTTATATCTTACCCACATATCAGACACTGCATTGTTACGCTGCATAGCGTACATCTTTTCTTTATCTGTGTAGTCTAATCCTGCTTCTTCTGCATCTATTTGTATATTAGCTTGTTCTTTATTAGCCCAGTCTGTTCTTTTGTAATCATCTATATCGGCAATCATACGAGCAAGAGACGCTGGTATTTCGCCCTTCATGCCTTGTCGCTCTTTTATAATGTTCAACTGAGTAGAGTAGTCTACAGGATAATAAGAGTTTGAGCGAGGAGCTTCAATGTTCTCTGTATATAGATTTGAGCCTACTGCGTCATTTTGTCTGCCCATCATTCTCCTCCTTACTTAGCTGTTCCATAATCAGTAGAAAAACTTAAATCAAAACCAGAAGTGTTAAACCCTTTATCTGTTGAAAATAAACCGTAGGTGTCACTATTGTTCAGGTCACTTACAAACAAGCCACTGTTGTCTTTGTTCAGTCTATCCAATCTCATTTGACTTGTAGTTTCAGAGTATCTTCTGGACTCAGTTTTAGAGCTTTCAACTTTAGCGTCTGCCACTTGCAAACCAACATAAGTTTCTAAGCCTTTAAATATAGAAGCCCAAGCACCAGCCCTGTCTGACTGAGCCTTAATTGCTAAGCTGCCATAAGCACTTCCTGCTTGTCTGTATCCATTATATAACTCAAGCATAGCTTGGTTTGTGTAATCAGCATTCACTGTCATTTCGTTTGCTTTTCTAATCTTTTCTTTTTGAACAAGGTTGTATAGTGTAGAGCCAGATAGGTTGCCACCAGCAGCTCCTACCTTTGCCACGTCAGCACCACGTTCAAGTCTGTCCTTATATTCTAAATTGCGAAGTGCGATTTTACCTTTGTTCCTTATAAGTTCAGCATTATCTTTAGCTGTGTTTATGTACTCGCTTGCTTGCTCTTTATACAGCTCATAAGTAGTTTTATTTCCTTGGTTGCTGAGCAAATTAGACCAAGTAGTGAGTACTGCTGGAAGAACGTTCCACGTTCCAGATTTCCAGTTACCAAATAAATTTCCTAATTCGTAGCTTAGTACTCCCATCCTCAGTTGCTCCTCATCACTTTTCTTGGGTCCATTAACACTAAACGTTCTAGAATTACTTGGTCATTACCAGAAGCTGTAGCATTGTGTCTGATACCTACCACGTCGAACCCAAAATGCTTTGCTAAAGTTACTGCTTTTACATCCATTATATCACAGTATGCCTCCATACGTCTACAGTCTCTCGGAACATACGTTGCAAAATATTCATAAAAAAGTGTAAGAACCTTACGCACGTGCTTGTGCATGTTGCATCCCGCCACTACTGCAGGAAAGTATGTGCCCATGCCTGCGTACATAAACCCATACACCACAATGATTTCACCATTGTAACGTAATGTAAAGAATGGCATACCATTAGTGTAAGCTTCTTTAAATATTATTTCGTTCTTAATTACTTCAAAGTCCGCCGCTGCTTCTGGGCGAGGAACTAAGTCATCCCAATCAGAGAGCTTAAACCTCTCTACACTATAGCTCATTAATCTCAACCCCCATGATTATACCAGATACAGTACATGGAAGCCCTGGCTCACTGATAATCTTCAAGCGATAGTCACAGTCCCAAGCAGAAGGCACATCTACCCTGAACCTTCCAGTCAGCAACTCTGGAGCTGTGTCTGTCTCAGAACTAGGATTGAAGATATCTAGAACTGCCTCTGTTCCTTTACTTAACCTTGCTACGGTTACACCAATCGTCCTCTCCACATATACCTTTAAATTGTATACTCGGAGCTTCGACATCTTAGTGCTTATCTGCTTGTCTTGGAAGTCTCTCTCAAGAGTCTCAAAACTAGCTTCATAAGGAAGCCCTACCCAAATATCATTGACTTCATAATCTAAGGTAATTTCCCCATCTGCTACTACAAAGTCACCAACTACTGCCCCCTCGTCTGTAACACGAACTGTGAGACCCTCTAAGAAGTCTAACCCAGATACCACATCAAAAGACTCTTCTGATTGTATTCTAACAGAGCAATCCAAGAAGCAAGCCTCCGCCTGCGTTACATCAAGAGTAAAGTTCTTAGACAAGAGCTCCATGTATCTTTTCGTCTCACCATTTATCACACGCTCAACAGCGAGCAGCAACATGTCCTGCTGGTATGTATTAGATGGAAGCACCGCAATGTCAATAATCTTAATGTCCTCACCAGCTAAAGTAGAACGAGACCACCCCCTGACCTCTTCATTCTTATCATAAGTAAGGGTTAGTAGCGTGCCATCTTCTTTTAAACACCAGTACGTGTTGTTCGGTTCTTTCTGGAATACAACTTTCTTAATACCACCTGACGTTAAAGACTCAGCGAGGACTGTAAGCTCAGGACCAACAAAAGCGTCTTGGTTATAATCATAGGACAACGACCTTAATGTTCTTTGCAAACGTTGGATAAATACAATATTATCATCATTTACAATTGGTTCTGCGTTGAACGAACCATAGGAGGACTCCCTATTAGCGACTACATCTGAAGGAGATAAAGCTGTGCCAGAAGAATACATACGGAGCTCCCCTAGTTCCGTTCCAATCAAGAGATGCTTGACAGATTTTAACCAGAATATATCAGAAACTTTGTCAGTGGAAATATCATAAGAAATAGCATTTGTGTCTGCTACCGTTCCTTCATAATCAGAAGGTGCGTAGTTTTTATACGCAAAAGAGTTAGAAGTCCAAACCCAAGGACGGTCTGTCATTCCAGCCCAAGTCAATCTTTGTTGGTGGATGGTAACTTTAGTTGGGTACGTTACAGGGTATTCTGAATTCCCTGTTGCTGTATGCCATACCCCAAGTTGCCATTCAGATGTTGCAGTGGTCATCCAGTCTTGGTCATCTTCATCGATGTAGTTACGGTATGACCAAGTTACCGTGAGAGATGCCCCATCTTCTGCTACAGCGGAAATCTTTCCATAGCTTGTCTTATCCTCATACGCATAAGTATTCTCATTGTAACGAGGAGTAGTTATTCTTATCCATCTGCCTATGTCCGCTTGCCCGAGAGTGAACCCAGACAACTCAATTGTGGAAGAAGATTGGTCTTTATCTTTGATTGTCATAGTCCTAGACGTAGTGTAATTTTGGTCTAGGTAAGGACCATCCTCTGTTACGAACTCTTCTAATACCCAGTTATTATTTGCATATCTGGACAAAGTATAAGGCGGAGTTACCCTATCAGCAAACGCTAAGTAGATAACATCCAACGACTGCACGTAAGAAATATCATCCAGCTGGTCAGCAGTGAACGGTGTTTCTATTTCATACTGCTTACCAGCATTGTCTGGGTCTGCAATAGGACCAAAGTCCTTACCATCAAAAGTATAAAACCTAATCTTCTTGTCCAAAAACTCAAGTAGGACAGATTGCTTAATGCTAAATATAAAGGGAAGGAAGAATACTGACTCCCCAGGGTTCTCCAAGTCCCAGATAAAATTTGTGCCAACTCTTTTCTCAAGTGGACCATACCTTGAACACACAAAGTTATTGGCATCTGCAACCCCGTTGTTAAATTGCTTCAAGTCATCTCTTGAATGTAGCTTAGGAGATAATATGCCAGAGTTGAATATATTCTGTTTATCAACTAACTTGACCATTAAAAACCTCCTACTCTCCTAATTCATCTGACATATCCACACGGAGTCGTCTTTCATCAGAACCAAATCTGATACCAATAACCTCACCCTCTGGACGAAGTACATTTCTTTCCAAGGCATTCAATGCTCGTGCCTGTCTTAATTTCTTACGAGCGTCCTTGGTCTTAAACTCAGCCAAGCTTACAGAAGCAGGTAAAGCATAAGACAGCTCCGTTGCCAGCTGTGCTACAAAAGCAGAAGCAAGGGTCGGGTCAAACTTAGCAGGGTCTATGTCTGCTATGTATTTAATATAAACGGAGTCAGCATTACTTAAAAGTATTGTGCCATCTACATCAAACAGAGACTCTTTTGGACCATTGTTCCTGTTATAGTATTCATCTAAGTCTATAAAAGTTTCACCATCATCTACAGAAATCTGTACTATACGCAAGCACTCTGGCTCTTCTGGAATAACGTATGCATACTGCCAGCCACGATTTACTCCATCTTTTAACTTGGCAAGTTTTGCTGTAGTTCGTGCACAGTTCCAGTCATTAGACCGAAGTAGTTCACGTTTAACCATATATACCAGAGCCTTAACAGAAACTACTGTGCTAGAAGAAGCGTCATTTGTTTCCAAAGACACAACAGGCTCTTGTCCTATTGATACAAGAGCAGCGTTTACTAATTCTATAAGTGATGGTTTAGCCATTATTCTTTACTCGCTTTTTGTAAGTTCTTTTCCACTAATACGACTGTTTTCACAGTCTTTTCCATTTTGTCTACATTGGTTACTATAAACTCATAGTAATTAATCAATTCTTCTTTCTCAAACCTAAATACTCTAAAGATATCTCCTACTGTTGCAAATGTATAAGTAGGATAAAAGAACACTGGGTCTTTGATATCAAAATGTGTATCAACCTTAGTACTGTACGTATAGATGTTGTGTTCAGCTCTACTGTTTGGAATTACAGTAACCAATTTAGCGTTGATAATTTTCTTACTGCCACTAAGCGCTCTTTTTTCTTCTACGACTTGAACCATTTTTCCTCCTTCGTTGTAGGAAAAGGGAGAAGGATAAACCAACTCCCCAACTCCCACATAATATTATTAAGCTCCTAAAGTTGCTACTTTAGTAGTGATTGTTTTAGCTTTTACATCAACTGCTGTAACTAACAAGATACCGAAAGTACCTTGAGCGTTAACTAGAACAATATCACCTGCTTTAACTGAGCCAACCAACTGAGCATTGTCAAAGTATTTTGCAGCTTTAACAGTAGCCCAAGTATCTCCTGCTGATGCAGTAGCTGCTCCATCTTGAGTAGTACCTGCTGCATCTGGAACATACATATATATTGCGTTAGTAGCTCTTGCAACTGGTGCGAATAATTTAATATCTAATGCCATATTATTATCTCCTTATTTCGTTACTTTGCTACACTGCATCTTTTACGTCAAATGCTAACGCACCTGTTTCATCAATCAAACAAGCACCGAGTTTTCTTCTCATGTAGTATAAGATAGTGTCGTCATCAGTTTCTCTAACTCTAACTTTATCTACACCACCAAGAGCCAAACCTACACAAGATTTAACGAAAGCGTTACATTTTGTTGTGCCTTCTGTATCACCTGTAGGAAGGTCTGGGTCAACTCTCCAAACCATATCCATCCAGAAACGACCAGACTCAGCCTTTGTGAATAAATATGGAAGGTCTTGCATTGTGATTGCATCAGCGTGATAGAATTGTTTGATGTTCATTAATTGGTTCCATTGTTTAACACCAACGTTTACAATAGGCAATTCTTTGTTTCTGAATACGTGGTTAGCTTGGAAGTGTTCCCAAATTTGTTGAGCACCTTCTAAAGTCATGCCAGCTGCATCAGCACCAGTGATTGTCTGAGTTGTTTCATTGATAGCACCTAAAATCAAATCATCTACACGAGTGTTCATTGAAGCCATAGCATTATCAGTGATAACCAACATACCATTAGCTGATGTTGAAGAAACTTCTTGTTCATCAATTTCATCACCTGCATAGTAAGTTTCTAGGTCGCAAGGAACTCTATCTAATGAGCCACCATTACGAGGGATTTTACCAAATCTAGCCTTTTGTCCTGCTGGTGTACCTGCGTGAGAACGGTTAAAGTAAGTTCTGTCACCTACTGGAACTGGTCTAACAGTTACTAAGTCAGCATACAAAGAGTCTCTTTTTTGGTAACAAAGTTTAATTTCTGACTGGAATTGTTCTTCCACTAAAGGTAATAAATTCATTTGTCACTCCTTTTCTTTTCTACTAACTGTATTGTTTCCTCTCACTAGGTTGCCTCTCGGGCTAGCTTTGAAGATTATTCTAGGATACTGTGCCAGGGTGCTCCGAAGAGGTTAGCCCTTTAGTCTTCCTAATTGCCCTTGTTGAGCCATTTGCAATTGTACAATTTGCTTGTTAAGCTCAGTTACTTGGGCTTTATTTTTTACATAGTCTGCGCTCATCAGAGAGTCTCTCTTAGCACGCAAGTCTTCGATAGTTTGTGGTACATTTTCCACTCCTCTACCTTCTATAAATATGGTATCGCCTGTCATCATCTTTGTCAAGGCTAGTTGGGATTTTAGAAAGTTAGAGTCTCTAAACAAGCCAGATGCAGCCATACGGTCAATTGTTTCTTGTGGGTACATTTGAGTAATTTTGGAAGATATATTATTGATATTAGACGCATAGTCTTTACCCCATTCTTTTCTCAATATATCCTCTGATTGTTTCATTTCTGCGCCAGCTTGAGAAGCTACGCTCTCATTGTATTTACTTACATAGTCATTCTGGATATCTACATAAGCAGAAGCGAGAGCTTGATACTGGTCTTTTGTCAAGTTAGCTTTGTCTGCTATATCTTGGAACACTGAAAAATCGAAAGACTCTTTACCAAATGATGCCCCTTCTGGTTTATCGTATGTAAAATCATATTCTGCTGCAGAAGCAGGTTTTCCTAACTTAGAGTAGAATGCTGTGATATCTTCTGCTGATGAAGTAGCGTCAGGTATTCTAACTGATTTCGAAATAGTCTGTTGGGCTGAAATGTAATTTTTGAATACATCTTGTACATTGCTAACCCTGCTCCATTCAGAGCGTTCTCTTAAATCTTCTGGAATGCAATCTCTCCAACCTTCTGTCATAAATTGGTTAACATCCATACTAGCTGGTGCTGCGGTTGTTGGAGCGGGAGCCTCTGCTGGCGCTGGAGTAGTATCCCCACCTTCTGGCGCTGTGTTAAGTAAATCTTGGTCTGACATAGTTCCTCCTTAGTTGTTTATAAATTTCTCTATTTCTCCAAGCGTATCATCAGAGATACGAGCAGACATTGTCAGGATGTACTCTATAACTTCTCTGTACGCTGCATTCTTTGCTAACTGAATAGCATCTGTGGTAGGCGCAGCTCCATAGAACTTGAACCTTATCATCAAGTCCTCTAATACTGCCGCTCCTCTTTCCTTGTTCTCCTTGCTGTTAAATAAAACAACATATTTCTTTTTGACGTTAGGGTTTATCCCCCTTAGCTTGTAAATTAAATCTCCAAGCATTACATCATTCCTCCCTGTAGAGCTTGAGCCTGTGCTTGAGCTTGGTCAGCTTGGGCAGCGTCTCTGGCGGTTTGTGCCCCAGCTTGAACCATCTGTGCTTGTTGCATTTGCTGCTGCATTGCCATTTGCTGTTGCATCATCTGAGCTTGTGCTTCTCTTTGCTTTCTAATTTCTGCCTCAGAATATAATATCTTAGGCGGAGCACCGAGTAGCTCAGCATATAGCCTCATTGCTCTTTCTACATTTATTATTTCCATACCACCAACTGGTGCGAGCTGAGCACCGAAAGCAAGAGTTCTTTCTGTTGCTGAAACATCAAAGTGTCTTTGAGCTTTCGCTAGTGGACTTTGGTAATCAATAGCTAAGCCAATACCTGCTCTAAAAGCTTCCTGCAGTTCAGCTGGAGGGTCTGGAAGAATGCCACCCCTGCGCTTAAGAATATTGAATACTCTTATAACCATAGGTCTTAAAGCATCTCTTTCCAAATAACCTTGCCAAGGTGACATTAATTTTAATTGAAGCAATTGCTCTTGCATAGCTTGGTATGTGTTATCTTTATCTGTTTGGTCAATCAAATCAATCAACATGCCCTGGCGAACTTGCTCACGAGCGTCCTTAATTGTTTCAATGTTAATCTCAAAATTACCAATTGTGTGCATTGGTGTAGCCATGTTCTGAGCGTCAGCTTCATGATAGTTCAAAGCAGCTGGCTTCATAGACAGCGGATTAACATACGTATCTAGTGGTACGTTCATAGCAGGTGTTAATGCTAAGTCACCAGCAGACAGCTTTTGTCTTGCTAGCTTGTTTAATGATTTGATTGTGTGCCTAATGCTCATAGCTGGGGAGAACCCATATACATAACCAGCAGGGACGTTGATACGACCTACTGCATAAGGGAATTCCTCGTATCCAGACTCAAGAACTAACTTCTTAGATTGATAGTCAATCCAGTAAGAAGCAATAGGCATGTTGAATACGTCTTTTTTATTAGGGTCAAATACTGGTCTAGGCATTACTGCGTGTACAAAGACCCGTTCTTTGAGTGGATTTTCTTGTGCGTCTGACAGGACAGAACTGTCTAGACCTTGACCAAATTGAGCTACGGCTTGTTCGTTCGTAAGAATAACTGTTCTGTAAACCTCACCTATACCACCGTATATGTTATTGAGCACGTACAAATCCTTAGTGGCTACTGGTTGGATAACGAACAAATCCTCAGAGTAATCTTCTAAAATTAAAAAACCAGATGTAGCGAAAGCGAGAAGTTCTTGGCAGAAACCGTGAAACGGTGAGGAGATTTGAGCATTAATATACTCGCATACTGTGCGTGCTGTTTCTTCCAAGAAGCTCTTTACATCATAGCTCTTCATTAAATTCGCAATAGTTGGTGCATTTTTCTTTTTGCTGCCGTTAGAGATTAGCTTAAAATTAAACCACTGTGTCGCAGGGTTAGCTGTATATGAGTACAAAGCAGAAGCTGCCTTAGTCAAGGCATTTGTTGCTGTGTCATCATATATCTCTGCATTACGGTCGTATAGAGAAATAGCCCCTGTGTTAGGCGCTACGTCGTAAAAACCACCACGATATGGCAAGACATAATTTGCTACCTCCTGCCATATAGATGTGTATTGTTTACGCTTGTCCTGCGCTTGATTAAATCTTTTTAAAAGTTGACGAGCCTTCTCAGTCTTCTCTAATTCCTGAGCCATTGCCTTCGCTACTTTTTCGTCTTGTGACATTTCCTAGCCTCCAAGGGTGTTATTGTTAGAGCCCAAATTATCCATACCTAACAAGCCACCAATAATAGATGGTGTGCCACCTGCTGTTAGCAATGAGTAACCAGCATCCGTTCCTGTACCTGTGGTGTAATCAGTGGACTGCTGGAACATATTAGAATATGCCATATTAGTACTCGTTCTTGCACCTAATGCATTAGCCTTAGCTGTAGCTTTCTGAGCTTCTTCTTGTGCTTTCTGTTCGTTATATTGTCTACGTGACTCATCTAAAGAAGCTTGAGCAATTCTGTTACTTTGTTTTGAAGGGTCTCCTCCCATAGTAAACCTCCTTATGTATTACTTGATTTTCTTGTAGATATTAAACTTGACATAATTGAATAATCTCCTGTAGCCCCATTAGCTGCGCTTCCTGCAAACAAGTTAGTAGAGCTTGGATTATTTGACTGCAATGTTTCACCAAAAGCTAGAGCCGAACTGTAAGCAGTAGTTGCATCAGCTTTTAACTGAGCCTTAGTTGCTTCTTTTTCTGCTTGAGCTTCATTATATGATTGCTGCTGGAACAGCAAGGATTGTTGCGAAATCTTATTTGATGCTGCTGCTGCCTTTCCTGATTGGACAGAAGATAGCAAAGACAGAGCACCTTGCACACCGTATTGAGATGCTACCTTGCCACCAGCACTAGCTATTTTAGCTTTGAAACTAGACCCCTTAGTCGCCTCAGGAGTAATAGCCTGTGTTGGTACACCAGAGGTCGTGCCTGTAACTGTAGTACTAGTAGACGTACTACTTGTTTTTAGTGCATTCATTGCTGATTTCAAATCAGGAAGTTCTCCCTTTACCCCCTCTGATATAGCACCAGTACCTACTGCAGGACCAGTTAGTGCACCAGATGAAGTAATTTTAGATAGAGGGTTTCCTGCTTTAGCTGCACTAGAAACAGTGTTAGCCACCTTAGCTGCTCCATTAAGCACTTTAGCTCCTGCACCTGCACTTTTAGCCGCTGCCTGTGTTAAAGCCCCTGCCGCTGCTCCTGCTGCAGCACCAACACCTGCGGTGCCCACTGTTATAGCAGCCTCAGTACCTACTTCCTTAACTGCATTACCAACAGCGGTCTGACCCGTAGCCACTCCTGCTATCGGACCTCCTGCTTGTATAAGCGCCTTTTTCCAGTTACCTTGAGCCAATGAACCAATAAAAGACATACCGCCCCCTCATTATTAAGTTACTATATCTATATATTATATTATATTTTATAAATTAGCAAGTATTTAATAATCATAAATGTTGTAATCGCACTTAGCAAAGAGAGGTAGACCCCTTTGCTGTTCTCCCTCTTTTCTCTTCTTAAGTTTCTGCATTTCACGCAATTCCATCTTGATAGCTTTCTCACGAAGAGGATTATAGTCGTGGTCTGCTTCGGGCTGTAACTTAGATGCCTTGGCAGCTTGGCTGTCTATAAACGCTACAATGCCCTGGCAGAGATACCTAAAACTGTCACAGTTACTCACCAGGATATTGTTAGCATAGTAGCAGTGATGATTTTCTACAGTGAGGTCATATACTGGTTTAACCTTCTCGCTGCATTTTACGTCTATAACGTGCTTTGCAGGTGCCTCCACAGAATTTAGACCTGCTAGGAAAATATGTTTCATATTCTTTTCCACATACAATGCAAGTTTTTCTAGTAGGAGTTTTATTAACCCATGCCTGCTTTCCGTGCTCTGAGTGCCATTTTCTTCCTTCTGTACTGGCATGCCATTCCTTTGCTTTCTCCCCAGCTCTGCAGATTTGCTGTTTGTTTTCTTCACTATTAATCCACTGATTTGTAGTAGCGTGCATACGAGAGTGCTCGCTGGCACTGATAAGCTCCAAGTTCTCAAGGCAGTTATTGTCTTTATCACCATCTTTATGATGAATGTGATAGCCCTCTGGTATATCTCCGTAAGCTTGTTTCCAAATATACCTGTGTGCCGAACCGTAGACCTTACTCCACCAGTAGCCATTGTCCTTTTTATAAAATCTTTTTCCAGCCCAGACTCTATATTCTCTGTCTGTGCTTGGCTTTCTACCTGCTCCTCTTTTTCGATTTGCCCAGTTACTTGGATTAAGATTTCTAAAATTTCCATCCAAGGGATAAGTTTCTTCGGTGCTATCCCCAGACCAATACAACACTTTATGTAGCAAAGTCTGCTTTCCACCAACCTGTGAAACAAAGAACCCTCTCTTTTCCCAAAGCCAGTATTTAATACCTTTGTAGCAAATAAAACTTCGTCCCTTAACTTGGTCGTATTCTTCAATAAGTGTATCCATGCTTTATCCTCCTTTGTGGTTACAATATCATTGTAACACAATTCGTCAGCAGGTACAACCCCCCTGTGCGTGAATATTCCATGGTCAGGTGTGCATTCTATCTGTTCACCCGTAGATAGCGTAATAACTAGTGTTTTAGAGTCTTTCACTTTTCCTGCTTTTAATACTTTAGCAGGGGTATCTTCTAGCAAAATGAACTCTCCTTCTCGAATATCTTCGATATTCTTATCGCCTTCTGTGGTCGAAACTTTCGTTCCTGCCACTAGACAACCATGACTAGACCAGTCGTGGCAAGGCTTTTCGTCATACATCTGTGTCTTCTCATTAAACTCTTTATGGTATTCCTTCATTGCTCTGATACCTGTCAAACACTTATCCCCATCAAAGGTTACCTTCAACAGCATTCTACGAACAAGGTCGATACCCTCTGCCACATTGGCTTTCGGTACTGCTCTAAAGTTGATACCATATTTCTTTGCCACCTGCTTACGTGTTACACCAGTGGCAACGTCACGCTGTGCCAAGTCGTGAGGACCAAATGCTCTAGAGGCATATTGATAGTCTGCGTGATGCCCGAACTGTGCCATAGCTTTCTGTATCAGGTCGTCGCTCCAGCCGAAGTCTTCTCTAAGAGGTTTGAAATCTGCACGTACTAAGCAAGCACATTCAGCAAGAGATTTCTCTGTAAACTCATTATATTCTATGACATTAATCTCACCAGCGTCAGTGTATTGGAAATACCAGATTGCCATGGCATCCGAAATACCTAAGTCCCAAGAAGTATATACAGGAAGCTTCTTGTTCCATAGTTTTGGATTTGGTTTTGTCTTGCCTTCTTCTTCCAGCTTACGCATTGCCGCACCGTAATAAGAGCCCACCAAGCCACTTTCAAACGAACACATGTATTCCTGTTGTATCATTTCCTCAGGCACATTCAGGTCTCTCTGCTCTTGTATAGCCTCTGGGGGTATGACAGGAACAAGTATCTTGTTACCTTTGCTGTCAAGCATTGGCTCGCCTTCCTTGTCTAGCAAGGCTCTACGAGTATCCTCTACTGTCAGTACTTGCACGAAGTATGGCTTTCCTTCTTTCGTTCCTTGCACCATAGATTTAAACATATCAAATGCATGGTTAGTGGAACGAGGTGTCGTAACAAACACAGCCCAACCATCGTTTTCGTTCAAGATAGGGCTCAAGAAAGTCCACACTGATGGCTTCATCAGGGCGAACTCTGAGAAGTTAATGCCGATAGGGTTTGTACCAACCAAGCTGTCAATGTGGTCTGCTCCTACCAGCTGTATCATAGACCCATTGGACAAACGAATTGTCATATCATCGTCACGCTTAGACCTAATAAGCTGTGGTGGTATGAAATCCATAAACGAAATACCGTCCTTTGTTCTACCGTTCCATATAACCTTCCTCGCTTGGTTGAGCTGTGGAAGACAATGCCAGTACGTACCAACACGTCGCTGGGTCATACGTATCAGATTATTCCAAGCAAGAACGTCCTTACCTGCACGTCTGTGACATAACAGGAAGGCACGCTGTCGAGTTTCCACGGTGTCAAAGTATCGCAAGAACGGATACTGATATTCCCTCGGCACAAACTTATATGGCAAGGTTATTCCAGCTGCTGTTTTATCAGTCATGCTAAATTGTTCCTCATATATTATTTATTACGAGTAGCCTTTGTCACTGCTTTCAGCGTAGCACGAGCAGGGGTGAAAGTCCACTCTCCACCTGAGGTGGTCGGCTTGCTCCACTTGCCAGCAAATTGCTTATAAGAGCCTGTGGCATACTTGGACTCTGTTGAAAACGTCGGGTGATTTGGCTTTTTATATGTATCAGGAAGATGCCCATTGCCAGCTTGGTCTCTGCCGAACCCAGCGAGAAATGCCCCTGCATAATCATAGTCATTACCACTATCAGTAACATTTGTCTTAGCCCAATTAGAATATTCCGTCTGTTTATCAGCAGGGATAGGTGTGTTGAAGTTGTCTGAGTTAAAAAACTTATTACTACCTTTTACCATATTGTCAAAGCTGAAATTCTGCACCTTGTTGTACCAAGAGCTTTCGGAGAACGCTCTGCCAAATGTGCTCTGTATCACGCTGCCAAGTTCCATCAAGAGTCCTCCCCATAATCGTCGTATTCGCTGTCCTCTTCATCTGCCAGCATTATTAGAATAGCACTAGCTAGAGAAAATAAGGCTACTACAATAGCCACCATACCCCATTTTACTGTCATGGTGCTACTCCTCTATTGGTGCTACATCTTCTGTAATTTCTACAGGTTGTTCCACTTGTTGTTTTTTCTTTGTGTTTCTTTTCTTAGTCTTTGTTTCGACTGCTTCTTTTTCAAGTGTAATTACTTTCTTTTCGACAAAGGTGTCGAATTCATCGTAGCTATCAAATGTTTCTACAATTGCCATCTTACTTTCCTTTCTTTTTCTTTCCGCCACATGCCATGAGCTAATCCTCCTTATCTATCAGGTTAGCAAAGAACTTCTTAATTCCTCCAACATATTCGTCCACACTAAAATATTTATTATATTGTCCTTCGAATTGCTTAAGATAATCCTTTACCATACCTATTGTAACTAATTTTTCTATCGGTGTACAGCCCCTTTTGTTATTCATCTCCTTACTCTCTAATACCAGATTGTCTAGTGTCGTCTTGCCACCTTGGCAATGTGGTACTAGATGGTCTAGCGATATGTTTTGTTTTGTCAGTGGCTGCCCTGATAACCCTCTCTTTACGTTTGGCAGCAAGCCCTTGTTCCACGCTGTTTTCAGCGGACTGTTATAACCAAAAGACGGACACGCTGCTACTTTGTCAACTATCATAAACTCCTCCCCAAATTACTTATCAGCAGGAGGTGGGTCGTCGGGCATTATAATCTCAGCCCCCTCCTTCTGCTTATAAAACTCTAACATCTTCTTCTCCTGTGTTATCCTTTGCACTTTGCCAGTGTCATCCACATCCAGCACGACACCCACGTCCCTAGTGTATCCCTCTTTCGTTTCGTCGATATTAGCAAAGGATATAATGTTCATAGTATTATTAACTTGTGTACTAGCTTTATTATCTGTTATCGTCTTCTTATTATAAACCTCAGGCATCTTAGCTTTCATAAGCTCAAGGAACATCTTATTGTCCTTAATCTTATAGTCCCCGATATATTCGCCACGACCAAACTGTGGATTTTCTGTACCTTCGATAGCTCTTTCCACCATCAAGGCTTCTAGCTTGTCCTTAAACAATTGCTTAGACACTTCTATTGCGGCACCAAACTCTGGGAACATCTGGCAGTACATGTGTATCGTAGCAGGCTTCGACTTGATACCGTGATTGTGGCTGCACGCTCCTGTAACAGAACCCCATTCCTCTACCCCATCTAATATCATATCCTTCTCATCAAGGAGCACTGCTTTCTGCTTCTCTGTCAGGGTGTAACGTGACTTCAATGCCAGCTGCATCTCAGATTTCTTCTCCTGCAACAGCTGCTCTGTGATAGCTATTTCTTCTTCTGCCTTCTCCATATTTTCCTTTCTTTCTAAAAGCAAGGCTGCACGCTGCTCTAACTCTTTTTCAATCTCGCTAAACTTAGCCAAAGGGTCTAGTGGGTCAATGTTATGCTCTAGCAAGGAGTCCTGTAGCTTCTTAGATTGTCTCTCCTGCCGCTTTGCCACACGCATAATGCCAGCCGCATGCTCCTTAACCTCCTTATAATACTCCATCGCCTCTGTGATATCTAAAACTAGCTCTCTAAACGTATCTAAAAACAGGTCTAAGTCGTCCATAAACTGGAGATATCCCTCTCGGATATCATTACTTTCTTCTTCATACTTAAAAAGTTCTAAACGATGCTTGATATTTACCCATTTTTTAAAAATATCCTCTTCGGTATACTGCGAAAGTACCCTACCAGGCTTTGGAAAAGCAAGAGTTTCATAGTCTTCAATAAATTTTGCCATGAATTTTCTCCTTTATAAAGAATTATACCACGATAAGCAAGGAGTGTCACTAGTTTGTTACGTTTATAGGAGGGTAAGGTGCCACGGTGATAGCAAGAAATGTTCATTTTTGGGAGTTAATTTTGCTAAATTTTGTAAAAAAGGGTAATTATTTATTGTAACATGAATAAGAAATTTGTCAATTGTTACGAATTGTAAAACTTTATTTTTTGGACATTTTGAGTGCATACACTTATTATTTGAAACGTCAAGCTATAAGCCCGTTTCCAGGTTTACAAAACTTCAAGAAAAATTTTAGCCCTTTTTTTACATGTAAAAATTTATATATGCTTTACAAAACGTTACAAAACAGGGTGTCAAGGTGCCACGCTGGAACGCAGTAATAGCTTGACGATGCACAAACAAGGATAAATGTCAATAGGAAAAGGCTGTCCGTGGATTGGTAAAAAGCGTGGGTAAAAATATTAAGTGTGGACATTTTTCAGGGGGGTTTCAGGAAATTTCATTTTTCACTTTTTGGTCTGGAAGGTCTGTTTTAGGGTAGTTTGGTCTCTAATCCAGATATAGTCATAGTTTGAATGGCACACTTCGAAAAAGTCAAAAATGTCCACCCTCTAATTCAATAGAATCAACTGTTTCTACGATTTTGAAAAAATTTTATGTCAAAACATATATGTTAAGGTTTATATTCTAATTTTATGTTTTGACCATGCCAAAATTGTTACAATTTTTCTTAAAATTGTTACAATTCTCTAAAACCCAGTAATAGCTTAAAAACTTATATTTTTTGATTTTGCATCATGGACATGTTTACAATGTAGAATATAGCTGAAGTATGTATGCCTTGGCTTTTTTCGACCCCCACCCCACCCCCAAAGGCGATTGACTTTTTCTGTAACATTTCTTTACAAACTACCAATTTTTTGAAAAGTAAACCGCTTTCCTGGTGCTCCCATTCGGTGCTATGGCTTGTTATACCTAGGTTTGAACCCCAAAAAGTATAAAGTGTATTTAGTACACTAGCACCCTAACACAATGAGTCTGTATCCCTTTAGCAGGTGGCACTCTAGCGATTTGTCAAATTGTCACATTTTCACGTTATTACGTCAAAAATCGTGCCACCGTGTCAACATTTACATGTAAAAAGCTATTATTGAATATTTATTAAAATATTTAAAAACATATTAACGTATCACTGTGGCACGCTGGTCGCACATTCTGTTGGCACTTTGACCTAACATCGAGAAGGTCAAAGTGCGTGCTTCGCATAATCCCATCACAACTCACAGCATCAACGTGACGACACGTTTTACTGTCGCAGATACAAGTCTTACACACTGCCACCTTGTCACCGTGACAAGCCTCTCAGTGCCCTTAGAATGAATGTCAGTGTGAAATGGTATCACTGTGGCACTTTGGTACTGCGTTAAGGGGGGAATGTGGCACGGTGTCAGGGTGGGACGGTATCACCCTATCTCCTTAACACCTTTATTTCTCCTTGCTCATCTATCACCCTATCACCTTGGCACAGTATTCCTCCTCTATCTCTCTGCTCGCAATACTTTAGCCCTCCTTGCTCATCAGGAGCTCCGTGTATCTGACAGTGTTTCAGCTAACAACCTATCACCCTGAAACACTGTCATCTACTACTCTCCGATTGCCTTTTGCTTCGCACCAAGCCAGCAAGCTGTCTTGTCCTTCGGAAAGGCAACGGGCTATCCAACAAAATAAAAAATAAATAAAAATAATTAATGAATTTAAAAATAAAAATAAAAACAAAAAATAAATAAATCTCTGGTGAGATACAAAAGAAAAGGAGAAGAAAGATGAGAATAATAAACATAATAATAGTATATGCATTGTTGTTAGTAGCACATATAATTCACGTGCAACACACAATAAACATATTATGTAGTGTAGATTAAAAAGGAGAAAATTATGAACGAAGTATTAGAAGTTATAAAAGAATACATCTATAGCAACGCAGAGGAATTTCCTGCTAATGAGCCACAGGATGAATATGAATGGTTTAAAGAGGAATTCCTCTGCTTATAGTGGTCTATACATTTCTACCCCCTTCCGTCCCCCTGCTAGGGGGAGACGGGGTAAATTGTAATGGTGCGTGTAAGCCACGCCACGCCACG